GTGCTGACTACGATTGGGCGGGTTCTGCTGCTTCAATTCAGAGTCAAGTCGAATCTTCTTACGATCTAGTTTTAGATCCTGAAGAGTTTGCTGATATCGACTTCCTGGTTCCAGGTAAGATCACTTCTGCTGGTGCATCAAAACTAATCAGTGTTGCAGAATCTAGAAGAGATTGTATTGCTGTTGTTTCTCCACAGAGAAGTGACGTAATCAACTCCAATACTTCTACTAAGAAGACTGATGCAATCATCGACTTCTTCAATACGCTCGCAAGTAGTTCCTACGCTATTTTCGATTCTGGATATAAGTACGTTTACGATAAGTACAACGATACTTACCGTTATCTCCCTTGTGCGGCTGATGTTGCAGGTCT